CAGTTTCCGAATATCACAGACAAGACGTTATTAAAAAAACAGGAATAGATCCAGACAAGGTGATCGTAATTTACGATGCAATTGCTCCAATTGAAAATGATCTTGACAGATTTAAAAATGTTGATACGCCAGAAATAATTTATACATCTTCTCCAGGTCGTGGACTCGAAGTTGGACTAACCGCTTTGGCATCTCTTGATCTTGACTTTAGACTGAACATCTTTAATGAAATTGTGCCAGACTTAATTAAAATAGATTCAACAAATAAAAAAATATTACAAGATCCAAGGTTTTATTTCTATGGCAAAACACCTCACAGAACAGTTCTAGATCACATATCCAAAGCACACATTTTCATGCATACAAGCAATTGGCATGAAACATTTTGCCTATCTCTTACAGAGGCCTTAAGTGCTAACTGTTTATCAGTTTATAGCACATATGGTTCGCTAAAAGAGATTGGAAGTGGCTATGGCATTTCATATGATATAGAGGGCAAAACAAATGACGAACATGTAGAAATATTTAAAGAAAAAATAGTTTCTGCAATTAACACAATAAGAGAGGGCTCGTTTGATCCAAAAGATCAAGCAGAACAAATAAATAAAAAGTTTTCTTGGGATGTATTCAAGAATTCTTGGATTGATTTTTACGAAAAGAGAATATAATGTTTTTAACATATTTTATAACAGATTTAGGTCGTATGGAAAAAATAGTTTCCAAACATAAAAATCTAAATTGGGTTGGTTGGGATGTTGCAGATCGCCGTCGAACAGAGGCTGGCAGAACTGCTATTAACGGTGTTAGAGTAGATGGTCAATGGTACGTCCAGACAATTTATCCACTTACTAGCAACGGATGGGATATACCGAATAAATATAGGATGTAAGCATGAAGCAGCACCTTTGGAAAGATGATGCTTTGTGTCTTGGATCAGATACAAATGTTTTTTTTGATAAATACGAAGAACAGCCAGAAACAAGAAATCTCGTGGATTCTTCATGTCGTACTTGCCCAGTTGTTAGAATTTGTTTTGCCAATGGCATTTCTGGCAAAGAGTGGGGGGTTTGGGGTGGAGTATACTTGGAAGAGGGAGAAATATCTAAAGAGTTTAACAGCCATAAGACTAAAAAGGACTGGTCTTATATCTGGGAAGCAATAACGATGGGATAATTATGTATACAGATAATATGCATAGGGCTTTTCATTCTATACCCTCACCCAAAAAATTCTCCATAAATATTATTGACAATGAGCACTTTCTTACGATAAAATTGAACGAGAAGTCTTTCTTGCCGTTAACGCATGACGAGAAAATTGAAGCGGTGAAATATGTCACCCTCGTAAAGAAAGCGTTAGAGATGGAGGGGGCTGTTGTGTTGGTAACACGAGAGCCACTAAAGTAATGCAAACATTTTTGCCACATTCGACATTTGATAGCTGTGCTAGGGCCCTTGATAACAAAAGATTAAATAAACAGATATTAGAGGGTTATCAGATTCTCAATGTAAACTCTGGTATGTCAGAAACAGGCGGATGGCGCAACCATCCCGCAGTCTTAATGTGGAGGGGCCATGAAGGCAGTCTGTTGGAATATGTACGGTCAATGATAATGGAAGCAAAATTACGTGGCATAGGCACCGAGGGTAACGAAAAGAACATTAATCTTTTAGTATCTAAAATAAGATATAAATTGAACTATGGTGCTCCAGACTGGATGTTTGACAACTTAAAACTCATGCGTGTCATCACTACGCACAGGTTTAATCTATTTAAAAAGGATCCACTATATTATGCTAGGTATCAAGATTCTATGTATAGCCCTTATAACATGCCATGCTGTCCTCAAAGCAAGAAACCCTGTCAATACTATTGGGTAACACACGAAAGTAGAGTACAATAGTCTTATGGAAATGTTAGCACTGATTTTAGGTATTTTTGCATTATCGTTTTTAGCAGCCTTTGTAGGAATGACAATGAGAATGAAACGAATGACTCAGGCATTTGCTGAAGTTTTAATATCTAAGGTTCAATTAGAGGCAGCATATAACAATTATGCAGAAGCAAAGAAATTTGTTGAAAATTCAGACATACACACACAAAACTTTATTAAGTTTCTCTCGGATTCTCGTGACTGGGCCTTTAAATATATTGAAGATGTTCAGTGTGGATTAAAGAATTTTGTTAATCAGGTTCAGCCACAGATAGATCATTACGCCAAGTATGGTGCTGTAGTAGAAGGCATGAACCCCCCACACGATTTTGCTTTAAAAAAAATATCAAAGGAACTTGATGAGTTAAAAAAATTTTTACCACAGGAGGTAGCAAATGATTGACGCTCGTGGTATCCCGACGTGTACCTGTCCAAACTGTGGGAACACTCTTTTTCAAGCACTCGTTTCCTTTGATCCAGAAACCTATACCATAGGCATGTATCATTTAGATATTAGATGTAATCAGTGTGGTGCCTTTGCTACTGCCCCAACCCCATTAGATCATCCAACACGTACCAGCGATTCGATATAGTTTAAAGATTATGAAACAGATTATACTTTCATTATTAACGGGTTTTGGATGCGGCTCTATATTTGCTGTATTCAAATTGCCAGTTCCAGCACCACCAGTTTTTGCAGGAGTTGCAGGAATTATAGGTCTCTGGGCTGGCTATGCTATACTAACTAATGTCATATCCTAGGAGGACCAAAATGACACAAAAAGAACTTAAGGCAATGCTTGCATCCTATGCACGTTCAACGGTAGGTGCAGCATCAGCACTTTATGTTGCTGGAGTAACAGATCCAAAAGATCTATGGGCAGCACTTGTCGGTGCGATCATACCAGTAGCGGCACGTGCAATTAATCCTAACGATCCAGCATTTGGACGTTTGCCAACAGCAGATGCTGTTGAATCTGCCTTGAAAAAGGCCAAGTCGACAAAGACTAAAGCGTAAAGATAGTTATCTATTTTAGTATAGAGGGGCGGGCCTAGTAATTGGCCTGCCCTCTAGTAATAGAAAGCAGGATAAAGGATGAGTCAGATTGCCCACCCAGAATGGTCGGATGAGCAGAAAAAGTCCCCATCGTCTAGGGGCCTAGGACATCGCCCTTTCACGGCGGTAACACGGGTTCAAATCCCGTTGGGGATACAAAACCACAATTTTTTATTTTAATGAATCAAAAAGTTCTAAATATTTATTTTTAAGCACATCGACAGAAAAGTTATTCATTCCAATATCAAAAGCTTGACGCTTTGCTTCAGATTTATCTTGCCTTCTCAGACCAACATAATAATCAACAATTTTTGCAAGTTGTTTTGGATTTCCACCATAAAAATCAATTATGCACTTTGCCCTAAACTGTCCAATCTTTTCTGATTCACATAACCACTTGCTTGGCAGGACAGTATCATTAGGAGATATGTTTGTCATAAATACTGGCATCGCACTTATTAGTGCTTCATTCATTGGCAAACAAAGACCAGCATATCTTCTTGGAAGAATCATTGCATCAAAGCCAACATATAGATCCTCTCTGTTTTTTATATTCCCGTATTTTATTTTTAATCTAGCATCTCTTGGTTTTTCCTCAATTTCAGTTTGAGAGGTAATCACAAGGTCGTAATCTTCTCTAGAATACCTGAGCATTTCAAAAACAGTATTTGTGCCATTTCTATCCTTTGCTGCCTTTTTTCCAACAATATGCAAAATTCTATTGTGAACCTTCGATAGGTTTGTATCTCTTGCCATGGCAAAGGTGTTGGGGTCTGTTGGAGGCGGTAGGTGAACAATTCTTGATATATCTTTAAACTTTGCCCTCACATTGTCTATATTCCATAAACTAGGAGCAACAAAAACGTCTGGAGCAGTTTGATCTGGATGTTCCATATTAACTAAAAATTCATAGTTGTACTGAAGAACGGTCTTTATTCCCATGTCTCTGGACATGTCAACAATTATGGGACCATAAAAAGTCTCACAAGAAAAAACAACATCTAGTCCTTCAAGAAATGACCTGATTTCTCCACGCTTTGGATAGCCAGCACGAGTTGATGCATAGCTGTATCCTTCATACCAGTCTACATTTTGTCTATTTTTATTAAAAAATGATGAATCAATTAACATTACCTTGTATGGATCTAACATTTTTACCAATTCTCTGGTTTGATATCCTAAACCAGTATTATCAGATCTTGCAATTATTCCGAGTCTCATTTTTTATATCCAAATATATCGTCATCTGTTGTAAACTTTTTAGTACCCTCACGACCATCCAGATGATATGATCTTTTTATTGATCCATCTGGATGATAAATCCAAAGTTTATGTTTCTCCCAACCAATCTCACCATAAATCTTGCAGTCTTCTACTACAACACCATGAAACCCATCTTCAATGAATGTGCCCTTCCACGATTTTGGCAAAACCCCAGACCTGTAGTAACTAACCCTAGACAGATGTGGTCTTTGGCTCCATTGAGATGTTTTCATAAATCCGTCTTCTAGGCCCAACATCAAATGCTCATGAGCAGCAGGAATCTTGTCTTCAAAATGAAATCTAATAGTATTTGCTTTATTATATTCAAGCATGTCTAAACACTTTTGCCAGTCTATAGAATTGTCAGTAAGCGGAGCATCGCCTTCAATATACAAGAGAATAGGATTTTTTATTAAATGAATTGTGTCAAGCATCATATTGGTTTGAAAAAGCATTTTATTATATACTATCGGTAAAACATTTTTCCACTCATGCAGACATTTCCATAGCACCCTATTTTTATACTCATCGTAATCTTTTTTACGATCCAGTTGTTCTTCACGAAGTCCATCTATTTGCATTATTATTTCGTTTTCTGGCAAATGTTTTCGGACAGAGGACATTGTTTCATCTATAATCTTAGTGTTTGGATGGCTAGGCAAAACCGAGGTAGCCATAATAATCGTAATATCTCTAGAATGCATTTAATTCCCTCATAATTCTAAATGAAAAATCTCTCTTATATTTGATCCACCAGCACACTATCTGATGAAGGTTTGCAGGATAATCGTTCATTAGTTCTGAATATATTTTAGGTAATTCATTCCAGTCGTGAGTAAGTTCTGCTGGTATTGAATGACCATAAACATAATCGTAATAATTGGTTTCTTTGCCCTTCGCATCCCTGCGATCTCCAATGGGAAGGGTAAGCATTTCTATGGCCTCAAAAAATCTAAAGGAATCTATCACCTGTGCACCAGATGGGGCTGGGGCGACCTTAGCACTGGCCAGTTTACGGTAGTACTCCAGTGGTGGGTCACCCTGTGCAAAGGCCTCTGTAGGGCAATATAGGGCGTTTTTCATGCGAGACATTGCTTGGGCTAGCTCCTGTCTGCGTTGATGTGTTATTTGTCCACCAAAATAAATATCATGCTCTTTAATAGGATAATTAGGAAGATTATTTTTTAAATGTTGTGGAACACCAATAAAAAATTTATTATATTTTGCGTGTTTTTCATGCGGATATTGAACCCAAATACTTATATTTCCGTGTTCGATAGCATCCACATCGAACAGTCCAGACTCATCTCCAGTTATGAACAACACTACACGTTTAAGATTTTTTAATTCTTTGCTAATCTGTTCTTCATTCCCTGCGTTTCCCTGGCCTGGTATTACAACAAAAGCCCTATCTTTCTTAGGAATACTGGTAACCACAATCTGTTCTACATGATTACGCTCAAAGGATAGCCTTAGCAGTTCGTAATCCCATTTGCCATCAGCAGCATCGAGTGGGTTTGTAGAATATATATATGCTTTATGTTCGCTCATAAAATAAATGTACCTCATGCTCATAATCTAAAATAGTTTCTTTATATCCAATTCCTATTATCCAGTTTCTAAGATCCCTAAGATGTTTATTCCAATACATCATCATAAATTCTTTTTGGCCAGATAGCCAAATCTTAGGTTTGTATTCTTTTAATACTTTTTCTGCACCAGTTAAAACTGCCCATTCGCTACCTTCAACGTCTAGAGATATTGCAGTTGGTGGCTTTAATCCGTGGTCATAAACACAAGAGTCGATTGTGATTTGTCCATACGAATCTCCCTCACTGTGCAATTCTTTAAATCCGTGTGCAGCCTCTATTTGTGCATTTACCTCTGGTGGCCACCTGTCATTATATATTCTGGTTAATTTATTATTTTTGTTAGATGCAAATCCAGGAATGCAGGCAGTAGGTGTTGTAAGATTATTTGCTCTCCAAAGTGCTGGATAGTGTGACCATACTTTTGGATTTGGTTCAAAGATAATCACTTCTGCCCCCCACATTTGACAGAGAGCAACCATCTCCCCCTCTTCACCACCAACATAATACATAACATCTCCTTCAATGATGTTTTTATACATAGACATTAATCTTTTCTTTTCCCAACCATTTTCTGTGTACCATTCAGGACGATCTGCACGGTGCTTTGGCAATATAATTTCAAATGATCCATTGATAAAAGTCTTAATCATCTCTGTCATATGCCTAATTCCCTTAGTATTGTTTCCCACCTATGCACATAGGTATGTTCACGCTTTGTTCTTTCATGTCCACTCTTTCTTATCGATTCTCGCTCATCTTCATGCTCAAGATAATAGTCTATTTTTTGTTTTAAATCATTTAGGTCGCCATGTTTATACCAAACCATCTCATTCTCATTAAAATATTGATCGAGCCCCTTTATGGCAGGGTATATGGTAAATCCTCCACGACCAGTACTCTCAAACAATCTATCGCTGGTGTAGTATGGATAATCAAAGTTGATACTTAGAGTGTCACCTACCGCTATTTTGCTACGGGCATATATTCTGTTTAGCGCATCTCCACGCAGAGTTCCAGTATCTCCATCTCCTCCAACATGACAAAATCGGTCTTTGTAGGTTTCTCTTAAAAAATCTATCAGCTTGGGTCTAAAGGAATGTTCTTGATGATATCTTTTGCTTCCCACAAAAATTACATTATGATCGTAATATTTTTTATTGTAGTCTGGATGAATATAACACTCTTTGTCATATACTCCAGGAGGCATAAAGTGTCCTTTTACATTGGTATTTTTATTAAACCAATCAGCCATAAACTTATCAACAGTAAAGAAGTGTCCTATAGATTTATAAAATTCATCCTGTTCAAGATCCTGTTGTCTATTTATGCCAAACCATAAATCTAAATGATAGGTCATTGTTGTTATGCCACGTCTTTTTAATTCATTTAGGACATCAATCATGTCTACATTTCCAGGAGTTTTCCAACCATGCGTATGAACCCAAACAAATAAATTTGATTCAACCGCCTCATTGAAAATAAATTTACCCCTTGCTTCACGCTCTTGTAATTTTATTACCTCATGACCCAATGATTCAAGAGATGCAACATGATGATTCTCACTCGAATATGGAACCTGAAAGTTACCCAAAAAACTTATTTTAGCCAATTGTCCTCCACCAATAATATTATAGCATGATATAATAATTATAATAGGGGTCAAGATGAATTTTGTTTATATATGTCGTGGTGGAGAAAATCAAGAATTAAGATACTCTATCAGATCAGTCGTTAACAGCTTTCCAGATTCAGACATTTGGGTTGTTGGCGGTATTCCAAATTGGTATTCAGGTAAAAATATATCAATAGAGCAAAATTCTGCAAAATACGAAAATGCTATAGAAAATCTAAAAGCAATTGTTGGTTCTGACAAAACTCCAGAAAATTTTGTGTTAATGAATGATGATTTTTTTATAATAAATAAAATAAGCTCAATACAAAATTATCACGAGGGCTTTCTTTGTGACAAGATTGAGAAGTATAAAGACTTACAAATGGATCCAAACTATATTAAAAGACTTGGAGCAACCTATTGGAAATTGCAAAAAATGGGAATAGAGCATCCCCTAAGTTTAT